CAAAAGTGATCATAATCTGGTTGGGTCGGTACCCGGTACTCTTCATAGGGATGACACTCTTTGAGTTGATTCTGGCGAGCTCCTTGAATTGACCCCCCTTTAAACTTGCGGATATGAATCCTGGTGGTTTAGATGTTGTGAGCTCATTGAAAAGTTGCACAACGTCAACAGAGTCTGTAGATGCAGTTGCGTTGAAGAGCATAAACTTGAGTTGGGAAAGCTTGTATGCTCTTCCTCGCCGTACGTTACGAGCTTTTTTGAATTCCTTACGTTTTCCAACCACTTTTCGCATAAGAGCTAGCTGGCGCAATGTTAGACCCGAGTCATTCTCAGGGAGAAAAACATCACCTGTTATCTTGGGCAATTTTCTACCGAGCAACCGCTCGATGTCATTCATCTACTAGTAGTCCTCAGAAAATTCTAGGTTCGCGCCCTCTTGGTGCACATCAACCCCATAGATGAAGGGTTGGGAGATATAAGCGCGCCCGTTGTACGTCTTGGACTCGGTCCGCACCTCGAGGTCCTTCGAGCTGAATGGGCCAGCGTAAAAGTCGGGGTTGAACTTGTGCCGGCCAAGGTTGTTCTCCTGACAGTGCTGGTTGAACGAATAAATGAAGAGCTTCTGAGGGCAGAAGAGGTCCGGCCCAAACTTGAGCTTCTCCGAGTTGAGGAAGTTCTGCAGCACGTTGGTAACCATCGCCACCTGCTGCCGGATCGTCTTGAAGTAGTCAGGGACTGCATTCCAGATGTCGACCGACTTGTACTTTTGAGCATACTCGATGTACGCCCTGACGCACTTTTGAAGAATGAGAGGGAGCTCAGAATCGAGCTTCATGTCGAGGGTAGGGTCAGCAGCCACCACCTGGCGGCCAAAGTTCCATACAAGGAGACGGCGAAGGATACTGCCAGAGTTGTCCTTCCAGCCTGGCATCTCATTACCGCCAAAGATGCCTGGCACCTTCCAAGTCACGCTCTGCGCAGTCTTGAACTTGCGAGCAACCGAGATATCCTCACCAGACACCAGTGACTGAAACTCCGCCTGCTCTAGCTGGATGTCACCCTTAATCTCGGGAGCGATGAACATGAAGCCATCCTTGATGCTCTCAAGTCCAAACTTCTTTTCGATGTTGTTTGAAAGTGTCCGGACATCGTCAGACTCGTAAAACTTTTTGCAAACCTTGGTGATGATTGTAGACTTACCAGTTCCTGCGATACCCTTGAGGAAGGGGATAATCTGCCAGCTGTCCATATCACTGACGTCAAAGCAGAGGCGACCGCAAAACACGTACAGCCAGCGAGCCACCTCTTCAGGAAACTTCTGATAATCCATAACCGACTGCATGTGAGGGGTTGGGATGTTGTACCAGTCCTGATCCTGCTTCTGCTCGTCAAAGTACTGGTCAAAGTACTTGCAGCTGACAATGGTGGGATCGAGACGGTCAAACTCGTCGGAGTCGTACTCGTAAAACTTGGGTGTGTATAGCTTCTTTTCAGCGTCCCAGAACTTGCCGATGTAGATGCCGTTCCGGAAAGACCACACACTACGATTCTTTTTGATATCTGGAAACTGGATATCCATACACGTCCCGAGGTAGTTGATGGTATCCTTGGCGCAGCCACCCTTGCTCGTCAGGTTGCGCCACATGTCATACTTGCACTCCTTTTGAGTCTTGGTGTAGACAAAGTCTGAAATCTCCATAACTGGCTCCCAGGCGCGAGTCGACTTGCCGTCCAATGTCTTAATCTCACGAAAGCACTGATCCTTGTAGCGCTTGTACTTGCTCAGGTAGGCTTCGTGCAGAAGATACAGAAGAAGCTGCTGCCACGGGGTCAGATCCTTCTCCTTGTCACCTTCAGCCGGTGCATCAACTGACGAATACCGGAAGATCGATCCATCGTGATCGAGAGGGATCGGGACGCTGTACGGGGAGTTGAGCCGCTCCATGATTCGGGTGTGATACAGAATCAGCTCATACGAGTCGCTGTACATCTGGATGATGCGCTCAATGCGCTGCATGATGGTAAACTCATGACCTTCGAAATCCACAGATGGGCAGTAAGCCACCTCCAGAGCCCGAGCCCGAAACTTGAGCTCGTTCAGAAGACGCTTCTTCATACCACATTGCTCAGCAACCCGGCCAATGTCAATCTGGTGAGGCCCATTAGGACCAAGCTCAGAATCGTGGAAATAGATTTGAAATGCGATGCGAAGTGTCACCGCTTCTTGCTTGTAACAGAGGTCCTTCTCTTCCAGTTGACTCAGGAAAACCTCAATATCATCCTTTGTAAGAAGGTTGATCTCAGACTTGTGAACCTCGAGACGGATCTCGCGAGCCTTCTCGGGTGTCGAATCCTTCTCGATCGTGTTCATTGTATTTGGAGCAGTTTTATTTTTTAAACCTAGTCAAAAACATGTATGCTTTTGAGTGGGTTTCTTGTTGGGCTTTGTCCTGTGTCTATGCTGGGGCTTGAATTCCCTGGGGAGGCTTTGGTGTCAGGGCGGTGAGGAGCTTGACCATAATCTTGTTGTGCATCTCCAGCTGGTGGACCACATCCTTGACTGATGTATTGATCTCCGTCAGAATACCAGCCAGATTGTTGCCATCATCATTTGTCAGCAGGCCACCGAGGGCCTCGGCCAGATCAAACTCCATGGGCATCATTTCATCATCGAACTCATCATCATCGTGCTGGGGGCGAGACATTTACTGTGTGCTTGGAAAATTCGGGGACTCAGGAGGCGCGCTGCGGGATGGTTGATCCATATTATTTTCTTGGGGTATTGTAAAATGGCCGGAGGACTTATGCAGCTCGTAGCTTATGGCGCCCAGGACGTCTACCTGACCGGTAACCCCAAGGTTACCTTCTTCCAGGCAGTGTACAAGCGCCACACCAACTTTGCAATGGAGCTCATCCAGCAGACTGTGAACGGTACCCCATCAAACGGCGGCCGCGTGTCCGTGACCATTGCCCGCAACGGCGATCTGGTCGGCAACATGCACCTGGCAATGGCACCCGCACTGACTGTGCTGGGCTCGTCCGTGACCGCTAACCTGACCTCCAACAACAGTGCATACGATTCCAACTGGATCGCCGAGCGCGCCATCGCAGCAGTGGAGCTGACCATCGGTGGCCAGCGCATCGACAAGCACTTCCAGACCTGGTGGCGCCTGTACGCTGAGGTCTTCCTGAACCAGGACAACAAGACCCAGTACAACAAGATGACCACCGCCGTGGCTGCTCTGCGGATGACCGGCACTGGCACCACCCCCTACCGCGTGTACCTGCCTCTGCTGTTCTTCTTCAACCGCAACCCAGGCCTGTACCTGCCCCTGATTGCTCTGCAGTACCACGAGGTTCGCCTGGACTTTGACCTGACCAGCTACTACAGCAACTACCTGAGCACCGCCATCTTCGAGGTGTGGGCCAACTACATCTACCTGGACACCGAGGAGCGCCGCCGGTTCGCCCAGAAGGCACACGAGTACCTGATCGAGCAGGTGCAGCACAGCGGCGGTGACACCATCTCCGCCGGCTTCAGCGAGACCAGCCCCCAGCTGATCCGCCTGGCATTCAACCACCCAGTGAAGGAGCTGGTGTGGTGCTACCAGAACTCTTCCCCATCCACCCAGCTGAACGCCATGTGGAACTTTACCACCAACCACGCCAACGTGAACGTGACCGTGGACCCCACCCTGCTGGCCTCTTCCAACATCAGCTGCTACGAGCCCCAGTTCCTGGGCGCACCCAAGCTGGTGTGCGGCTCCAACACCATCGTCGAGACCTTCAAGGGTACCCCCACCGTCTCCACCTCCGTGTACTCCACATGGACGGAGGAGGGCAACAGCGCACCAGCTCTGTACGAGGTGGGGCCCCTGCACCAGTTCAAGGTTATCCTCAACGGCCAGGACCGCTTCAAGGAGCAGTACGGTCGCTACTTCAACCAGGTGCAGCCATTCTACCACCACTCCGGCAACCCCTACCCCGGCATCTACACCTACTCCTTCGCCCTGCAGCCCGAGGAGCACCAGCCAACCGGCACCTGCAACTTCTCTCGCATTGACAACGCCCAGGTGTACGTCGCCCTCAAGGCCACCTCCCTGGCAACCATCCAGAAGATGTTCGCAGTCAACTACAACATCCTGCGCATCCAGTCTGGCATGGGCGGCCTCGCATTCTCCAACTAGAGAACCATTGCAGAAGCAAGCGAAACGCGAAATATACACGAGGGGCTTTCTGCCCCCAGCCTTCGGGCCCAAGAATGTTAAAGATTCTT